CCCGTGCATAACTGTGAACAGCAAACAACCTTTTTAAGCCATGCCAAGAGGAGGACATAACGCAAAGTCGGCAAAAGACCATGAGGCAAAAGGAAACTTTCGCCCCGGTCGCCACGCGAACCGCGCAGAAGAGCGGGTGAAAGTGCTCAAAGAGATACCAAATGCACCCTCATACTTTGACGCAAAGCACCGCAAAAAGTGGGCGGAAGTATGCGAAAGGATATACGATATTGACAGCCTGACAGAAAACGACCTGGACAGCCTGGAGACTTACGTTAAGTTTTGGTTTATTGGGAAAGCGGCATGGGATGACATTCAGGCCAACGGCTTAACGGTGGTCAATGATAAGGGCGCGGTCAGTAGAAATCCGTCCATTTTGACCATGAATGAGGCGCATCAAATCACGGAAAGAATAGCAGACAAATTTGGAGGGAACCCTCGTTCGCGCATGGTTATTAAGACCACGAAGCAGGATGCTAAGAAAGCAGACCCCTTAGACTTTTTGAGCGAAAATTGAAACAGGCAAAGCAGTACATTGACAACGTTTTGAGTGGGGTGGAGTTAGTTTCTGAAAGCACGAAGCTGACCGTGTTGCGCCATGTTGAAGATTTGGATCGGGCAAAGATTGATTCCTACCCGTTCTACTTTGACGAAACGGAAGCAAACAAGGCGGTTTGTTTTTTGCGTGCGCTTCGGCATCCATCAGGCGATAAGGGGGTGGCAGGTCAAAAGTTCAAAGTTCAGGACAACCAGGCATTTATTACGGCTTGCATTTTCGGGTGGCGCAGGAAGTCGAACGGCCTGAGAAGATTTACAGAGGTTTATTTGGAGGTGTCAAGGAAGTGGGGGAAATCGCTGTATGCTGCCTTTGTGGAAATTTACACGGGCTTTTATGGCGGGGTGACAGGGGCCGGTATATTCACAGCAGCCACAACGCGGGATCAGGCAGACGAAGTATTTAGAGCGGTTCAAGGTCTTTGTAGGATGCTAAGAAATGACAGCGACACGGCAAGGAAAAGCATAAACGTCGGGGCTAACTCAGTGAACGACTTAAACAGCGGGTGTTTTATTCAGAAAGTAAGTGCGGACGCTGGCAACTTGGACGGGAAAAACCCGATTTGTGTAGTTATTGACGAGTGGCATGCGCACAAAACCAGCGCCGTGAAGGATGTAATGGAAAGCGCGCAGGGTACATGGGATGCCCCAATGCTTTTCACGATCACCACCGCCGGATTTAATAAGGATGGGCCGTGTTATAAAGTAGACCGACCTAATGCGCTTTCTGTTTTGCGGGGGGACTTTAGGCAGGATAATTTGTTTGCTATGATCTTCGGGCATGATACGGATGATGCTGACGGGATATTGAATTTAGACCCTGACGTTAAAGAGGAGGCGGTGCAAATTTTGAAGCTGGCAAAGAAATCAAACCCCAATTTAGGCAGCACCCCGACAGAGCAGTTCATTTTAAACAGGGTACGACAGGCAAGGAATAAGGGGCGATCAACGCGGGTGGATGTTCTGACAAAGAACTTTAATTGCTGGGTTGATGCTCCTACAATCTGGATACCAGAGGACGACATTAAGGCGGTAATGAGGCCGCTTAATATGGATGACTACAAAGGCCGGCCATGTTATTTGGGCATTGACTTAGCGGCGACTTCAGACATAACGGCCTGCGCTACGTTTTTCCCCCCGCATGGCGGTAGAATGGCAGCTTTGTTTGTTAGGTATTGGCTGCCTGAAGATACCATCGAGAAACGGCAGAACGAAACGATTTACGGGCAATGGGTGGATAGTGGGTACATCGTAAAGACGAACGGGAACCAGGCTGACTACGGGGTTGTAAAAAAGTACATCCATGAGACGCACGAACAGCACGACGTAAAAGGGGTGTATTTTGACCAATGGAACGCCTACGACATCATTTCGCAGCTTACGGAGGAAGGTATTACGGCGGTGATAGTACGGCAGACGTTTACAAACATGACTGAGCCGCTAAACTGGATGGAGCGGTCAATTTCAGCAAAAGAGCAGGTTTTTGAGATTGACGAAAATCCTGTTTTGCTTTGGATGTTCCGAAACATCGTACTTGCTACAAATTCAGACGGGGCGATCAGGCCAAACAAGGAAAAGAGCGCGGACAAGATTGACGGGATTAGCGCAAGCGCAACGGCTATTTTTGGATTTATCACGCAGCCCGCCCCTGTTACATCATACCTGCTTGAAGAAGATTCTAAGCTGATAATGTGGCCTAAATAATTACAAGATTTTAAACAATATGCCAATCTACCACAGTAAAAAATTCCAGGAAAGCCAATTAGCCCACCAACTTTTAGACGGTCTTTCGGGGCTTGAAATCGGCGGCGCTGCGCACAACGCTTTCGGCCTGGACACGATGAACATTGACCGCGTTCACCACACCAGCCTAGAGTTTGAGCCGTACGCTTTGGAGCAGGTGCAGCTTTGCGGCGAAGTGATGCCCGTTGACATTGTGGCACCGGGTGACAAAATACCCGTAAAGGATCAAACCTTTGATTTTGTGATTAACAGCCATGTGATTGAGCATTTCTACGATCCAATCAGTGCCATCAAAGAATGGATGCGGGTCAGCCGCAAGTATATTTTTATGATTGTACCACAGCGGGACGCGCTGGAAAGTGATCGGGACAAACCGTTAACCGATTTGAGTGAACACATTGAACGTTACAATGAGCAAAAAGGCGGCACAAGTGACGAACATCACAGCAGATGGACACCATACTCATTCTTGACGATGTGCAACTGGATTACATTGCAGACATGGGGCGAAGCGTGGAATGTAGCTTACATCCTTAGGGACGACAAGGTTGGAAATGGCTTCACGGTAGTTTTAAAGAAAAATGATTAACATCCTAATAATTGACGAAAAGGTAAACCCCGTCACATGGTGGCGTTTCCTTCGCCCGCTTTCTGAAATGCAAAAGCAGTTTCCGGGGCGGTATAATATCAAGATGGTACGGCAAATCAATGAAGTAGACCTTTATTGGGTGGACATCGTGATTTTGAGCCGTCCGAATGATCCGGACACGCTTAAGTTCGCCCAACTGGTTAAAAACCTTGGACGGGCTAAGTTGATGATTGATATAGACGACGCAATAACCAATTTGCCGTTTTATCACGACCAATACGCCTACCACAGCAAGCGCACACAGTTAGCTTACCAGATTTTTGACCTAGTGGATTACTTCTGGGTCAGCACGGAGCAATTAATGTACGATTGTGACTGCTTTGGGCGTGGCGAAATTATGCCAAACGCTGTTTTGCCTGAAGATTTACCGGATGAACCTTCGCCAGATCATGGGCTTTGGATGTGGCGCGGGCTAGGTATGCAAAAAGAGGACGTTTACCAGGCAGGGGTTGAAGTGTACAATCAAATTAGGGACATCCCTAATAGATGGATATTTTGGGGGGTCATTCCAAATATAAACCATAATTGGGATAAGATTGTAAACCCTGAAAGAGAGCTAAGCACCCCGGCCTACTTTGCCAAAGTCAAAGATTTGAGGCTAAACGGGGTCTGGAAACCCTTAGTACCTTGCAAGTTCAACGATGCAAAGTCAAACATTGCATGGATAGAGGCGACTTGTTCGGGTGGCGTGTGCCTGACTAATTACGCTGGAAAGACGGCATGGGAAAATGCGGTTAACTACCTGCCGACGTATGAAGAGGCGCGGCAAATCTGGCAAATGTCAAAGGAGCGCGTTTTGAAAGACTTTAATCTGGTGGAGGGTGCAAGGATGAGGGCTCGGAGCATTGAAAAACTTTTAAACGCTTGAAAATGACTAAAGGCCGCCCGCCCGGGCCACCCCATCCAATGCCGATGAAAGATTTTTGGATATTGGTATTGGAGCAACTACCAGAGGTGGAGTTAATGCACCGGGCGTACTTAGCGGCTGAATTGATTGTTGAGGCAAGGTACGGGCGGCGGCGGTTTGGTAGTTATGGTAGTTTTCGGGGGGCAAGGATGCGGTTTTGTAAGACAAATAAATAGGCGCTACATTTTGCTTATGTTTTAGGGTGAAGAAACCACCTTGCGATCATCGAAAAGACTTGTTTTATCGGCGTCAGGTCTTAGAATTATCATCTCTACGCCATGCCGACGCAAGTCATCCCACCGAACAACAATAAAGGAAGCATTTGATGTTCTGTTTCTTGAAAAAACGCCGCCGCTTTCAATGTAATCAAACAAGTCCTTTGTCTTTATTAGACACCCTCCAAGAAAGGTTTTGTTAACCTCATCCGAAAAATAGGCTTGAATTGTAATGCGTGGATAGAAATATCCTTGCTTTATCTGTTCACTCCTTTTGTGAAACTCTGTCTTTGCGCCGCTATCCCTTGCCTCTCTGATTGTAAATGTCTGCCAATTTTTTTTAAATTGGACTCTCATAGCAATACCATAAAGCCCTAAAGAATTTTCTGCTAGGTAATCACATCCACATAATGAGTCAAATTTAACGCAAAGGTCATTATTAACCTGCTCAATACTTGTGATCTTAATTTTAGCCGCCTGCTCCACAATGCTTTTTATTGAATTAAAAGCATTTACGGCAGTTGTTGCGTCAGAAACCCAATTACTGTACGCCATTGTATTGTATTTTACACCCCCGCTGCTCGGAGATTTTCAGGTTGTCTAGTGAAATGTCACACCCGCTTGCATTTCTTTTGAGTTTTGCAGCGGCTAATAAAAATGATCCAGTACAACAAAAAGGGTCTATTACAGAATCTCCAACCTGCGTGGAGTGCCGGACAAGGCGCATCGCCAATTCGTCAGGTTTTTGCCATGTGTGGAATCTATCACCAAGCCTTCCGTCTGGCGCGTTTATTTCCATAACCGAAAACATTTCATTTGTGATTCCTGTGTCTAGTGGGGCGCTATCATCTGAGTACAAATGAAGTATTACCTGATAATTTAGGTTATACTTCATTTTAGGAGTGACCCCAAGCGTATTTTTATAAGACCAAATCAGCGGATTGTCTAAGATAAATTTATCCTGCGCAAGAAGTATTTTTAAATATGCGCCTACTTCTTTAGGGTAAGCGCCAATACATATGTAAGCGCGTCCGCTCTTTTTTACCTTATTAAGCGCCTTTGGCAACCAATCTGCTGCAAACGCCTCTATATCGGCAACGTCTGTGGAGTAGGGCGGGTCTGTTATTAGCAGGTCTACAGAGTCGTTTGCTATCAATTCAAGGTAGTCGTCATAGTGCATGTTATAAACGTTCGGGAAAACCTTGATCTCTGCCTTAAACGCCGTTGCAATCTCATCCCTTTTATCTGCCAACGCATCCGCTTTTTTAATCTCTTTTCCAACCTTCAAAAGCCCCGCCGTCGTCACCTCTTTTTTGCTTTCTATCGTTTCCCGGATTTCAGTATCAAACACTTCCTCCGGGATTTCCGCAATGGCTTTGAATCGGTGCGCTTGCATTTTATCTATACCAACCTCATCCAAAGTTTTAGTATCAAGGTAACTGTTAGTTACCTTGATACTCTTTCTATCCCCTCCATGCCCTGCTATTTCCCCGCTTTCTTGCCCCTGCTTTATTAGTTGCCCTAATTTGCGCTGGGTGCGCACCTTCATTTCTGCAACTTGGTTTTGTATTTCAGCATCTTGCTTTTCTGCTTTCAAATATACTTGCATCGAAGAAACGGTATTGAGTAGGCCCATTGCCTCGTCAACGGTTCGCGTTTCCTCAATCTTCGCCAGTATCATTTCCCTGTTAAGGATAGGAGCTAATTGACTGTTTTCTTCTATAATCACCAAGTCTGTCATATTCATAAACAAAAAAACGCCTCATTCAAAAGGCGGGAGGGGACGAGCCAACCACCAAGAATAAGGCGCAATAATTTATTTTCGATCTCGTCCATCGACTCACAAAGACCCCACAAAGATACAAACCCGTTATTTAATTCCTAACAATTCTTATTATTTGAATGGACTTTTGCAATAATTATTTGCAAAACACCGCCCAACCTTGAGAATTTTAGGCTTTGACATAACATTCAGAGGTAAACAGCGTCCACATGAGGCGGAGCAACGCGCTACGGGTAGCATCATAGGCCCGACTGGTTGGGGCAACAATTACGATTCAATTTTCCTGGGGTCTGGAGTCATTACCAGACAAAAAGCCTTGCAAGTGCCGTCGGTATTTGCGGCAGTGGACGTGGTAAGCCGTACGCTTGCCTCTTTGCCGTTTAAGCCAATGCGATCCACAGAAAACGGGGCCGATCCTGCAAAGGGCCACCCGCTTTGGGCGCTCGAAACCATTGAACCGTCGCCAATGGTTACAGCGTTCAACTTTCGGCGCGATATGTTCGCAGATGCTTGCTTTGGTAACGCTTACGCCAAAATATCTTTCAAAGGCAACGGTCGGGCCTTCAAATTAGAGCGCCTTGTGCCTGAAGACGTGACCATGTACGAAGCGGTAGACGGTTCGCTTTATTACATGGTAACGCGCAGGTCTGGCAAAGGCCCAAACACCGAAATCCTATTTCCCTATGAGGTTCTACACCTCCGGGGCATGACCATTGACGGTTGGCAGGGCATAGACGTAGCAAAAGCGTTCGACGCGTCCCTGGCAATGTCAATAGAGGCTACCAGATACGGCCACAACTTTTTTTCCAACAATGCGGCGGTGGATTCAGTGATTGAATACCCCGGTCCGTTGTCCCCATCTCAAAGGGAGTTGATGGAAAGCAAGATCCGGCAAAAACACGCAGGAATAAACAACGTAGGCGGCACCATGCTACTCGACGCGGGTAGTCGTTTTAACAAGATTGGCCTAAACCCGCAGGAAGCCATGCTGAACGATACGCGCATGTTCCAGGCTTACGAATCCTGCCGCATTTTCGGAGTCCCCGCCCACATGGTAAACGTACTAGACCGTTCCACTTTCAACAACATTGAAATGATGGACAACGGGTTCGTAAAGTATTGTCTAACACCGTGGGCGCAACAGTGGGAGGCCGAGCATGACGTAAAGCTATTAACCAGCGACGAAAAGACAAGCGGGTCGGTATTCCACAGATTTGACCTTTCCAATTTGATGCGCGGCGATATGAAAAGCCGTGGTGAGTACGAAGATAAGATGCTCAAAAACATGGTGTACACGATAAACGATGTGCGCGTGTTGAACGACCTCAACAAAGTGGAATGGGGCAACCTGCCATACGCACAGGCGGGCGTTACGCCGGTGAATGAAGATGGAAGCATTGACATAAACACCCCCGCCGGAACGGATACAAAAAAACCTGCTATGGAGGTGGAAGATGACACCGATCCAGCAGCTAAACAAGATATTGAAAATGAGCCAGAACCAACATAACATGGAGCGCAGGGCAATGATAAGCCCTGAAACTCGGGCACGTGTGACCAATGAGGAAACGCGCACCATTCGCGGGTATGGGATTGTGTTCAACAAAGAAAGCGTGGACCTACGGGCGAACGGTCGGGTTTTCCGTGAGGTGATCCGGCCTGAAGCGGTACGCGGGATCAGCATGGATAATATTCTTTCCATGCACAACCATCGCAGCGAACGGCTTTTAGGAACAACGGCAAGCGGCACCATGCGGACGGGCGTGGACAGTGTGGGCGTGTGGTACGAGGTTGATTTACCAAATGCCCCGACCGGACACGACGTTTTGGAATCAGTACGCAGGGGCGACACCCCCGGCAGTTCATTTCAGTTCGACATTCGCAGTGATGGGGACAAATGGAGCATGAAAGACGGGCGGGCATTCCGTGAAGTCACACAATTTAACGGGGTGTACGAAATGGGGCCGGTATCAGAACCAGCTTATCCAGATACAAGTATTTCAGCGCGTTCCTTGGAGGCTTTGGAAGCCCTGGACACGCCTGAAATCGTACCAGAGACAGAACAGGAAATCAATGCAGATTCAGACGCGGAAGAGGCGTTCCAAATGCTGCTTTTATCAATTTAAACAAGCAAACACATGAACGAAGTTCAAATGTTACAAGAGCGCGCAAAGGTCTGGGCTGAATTGCAAGACCTGCGCGGTAAGCGCACAGACGGTAAGTTTACCGACCCTGTGACAGAGGCGGCAGCCCGCAAAGCGAGCGCCGAATTTGAACGCATTACGGGCGAAATCGTAAACATCCAAGCGCGTGACGCTGCCAACAAAGAGGAGGCCCGACAAGCCGCCGCAATGGAAGCGCAAACACGCACCACTTCCAACACAAACACAACCGAAAAGGCCAATGTCACCTATGACGAATCGTTCTGGCGCTGGGCTGCCAGCCAACGCGGTGCGGAGGTTGCAGAAAGCGAACGCCGGATGCTTGAAACGCGGGGAACTTCTACTCAGATC